TTCTGATGAACGACCTAAGTTAAATCCTCCTTCTCCATCCATTCTAGATGGTGGAACATTGAGTGAACGGTACAACTTCTTCTTGAAGTACTCAATGTCAGTGATTTCTCCAAGGTTTTGGCCTCCAGGAAGAGTAGAAATTTCAGTACCACGCCCTCCTTCTCTTCTGGGTAACCAGAAATCTTCCAACATCGCCATATACTTCTTGTCATCACGAATCTCACCAGTGTTTGCATCGTATACTAACTTGTTACGATATCTCATCATAACATCACGAAGGTATTGTTCTGCCTTAACTTTAGGTAGATTACCAACATCAATGTAGAATATTCTTCTTTCTGGTGCTCTTGATAACCTGTATATAACAAGACTATCCTCAATCATCCGAAGTTGATTGATAGACTTAATTGCTTTATGAAGATATGAAAGAGTTGATCCCTTATTTCTATCTACTAATCCAGAAGTACAATAGGTAATTGCATCCTTTGCAATTTTAACTCCTTGACTAGCACCCTTTGCATTAATATTACCAGTAGGGTATATACCTTTTGCGTTGTAAATAAAATACTCTTCAATCTCTGGGAACTCATAATCCATAGGATTATCGCCAGGATTGTTTGTAATCTTATACTTATCTGCTTCTGTTTTCTTTTGTTGTCTAACATGACGCATTTTCATTGCATCAATGTATCTCATCTCTTGAATACCATCTTCTGGTTTCTTTAAATCAATTATCTTATGATAATAAATTCTTCCATCAATGTACCAATTCCTATAGATTTCATGGGCTTTCTTATCAAAATCCATTATATCTAAGAGATATCTAAACTCTTTTCTAATCTTATCCTTAATACCATCACTAGCATTAAGGTTAGAAAGTTCAATCTCTACTGGTGTATCATTAGTATCTGATACAATTGCTTCATTTACAATATCTTCAATAGCACTATCCGCTTCAGGATGAAGTGCCATTTCACGATACCTTTTAATCAAATCAAATTCAGTTCTGTAGATGCCTTCAATATCTACATAAGAACCAAAAAATCCACTAGACATATAATGATCAGACCCATCCTCGTTATTAGGAGGAATGGGCGAGACCGCATCTTTGGATAGTGTTTGGTCATCCTCTATCGAGAACCCAAATAATTTTGCCATGATAATTTATTTCTTATCCGTAGGACTATTTAGTTAGCCGTTTGGACCGCCAGCCCCAGCAAAACTGTAAGACTGAACTTGGAAATCAACTGTAAATTCTTCAATTGCATCTGTAGAATCGTATGATAGATCTATTGCACCAACTGCTGTTGGGAAGATATCAACAAACTCATACTCTTTAAGAACTGAGTTTGCTTCTCCAGTATTAGACTTACTACTTGGAGATGAACCTCTACCAAGTTGATACACCTTAGCATTTACCATATATGCTGATGGATCAGTTGCACCTAAGTTGTTATCCAACTTTGCAATTAAATCCGTCCACTCTTCAAATGCATTTCTTAACTTAAATCCTTCGTCATTTATTATTGTTACTGTCCATGGATCGATTGTCCTGTCACCTGCTATTTTAAAAATACGACCTCTGAACGGAACATCGATGTTTGCGATGTTCGATGCAGGTAATGTTGCAGCTTTCGCCATATAGCGGAAACTATCAGCATCCCAAGAAATCCCCGCAGGTAGAGTTGTGAGCTCTACCTCGAATAGATTCGGTCTTGCACCACCACCAATAAGGGCGGCCTTAAAGTTAGAGATTGTTTTATTTTCTCTAGTTGATGCCATAATTGTTTACTCTCCTGTGTAGTTATTTAGATGAATTTTTTGATTAAACGCGACCAGCAACTTCATCGAAACTTACTCCAGTTCTAGTAGCAACAAATGTAAGAGTTACATAGTTGATAGACTTGGCAGGTTTCAAGTAAATGTCTGCTCTAAACTCATTGTTATCAATAATGTCAGGAGTGTTATTTGTAGTGTCGCAAACAACTAGGAATCCGTAGAGTCCACGTTTTGCTTCAATATCTCTCAGATAAGGTTCAACAATGTTTCTAAAGTTTGCTCTCGTTAATTCATCATTTAACTCAAAGAGTTGTGCTTCTGCAGCTTTCTGCAGTGCTTGCTCGATGGTAAGGAATAAACGACGGACGTTAATTCTGTCAAACGCTGATGCATATGCAAGAGCGGTTTTGTCTCCAAAGAGAAGTGTTCCTGTTCCAGGTTGTGTAATAACAGCGTTAATTCTGTTAGGATACAACTGGTCTCTTTGGTCCTTGGTTGGGTTATATGCAAGTTTAATTGCATTGTTTATAATACCTCTTTGCTGTCCAGCAGGTGAGAACCAAGGATAAGCAACGATATTTGTGCGACACATTAGTCCAGCAATGTCTCCATTGGTAGGAACGTATCTAAATTCGTTGTTAAACCTGTCGTAGGTGTACTTGTAACCACTATCGAAGATTCCGTAAGAGGAAGATGATAGAGGAGCGAAGTATGTAATCAGGTTTGTAGTCTGAGTAGTTGTGTTTGTAATGTTTACAAGGTCTTGTCTATGAGGACCAACACATGCAACACAGTCTTTTCTTTGTCCAGCAATAGTAATTAGACTATTTGCTTTTGCCTGTGACAAGTCTCTGGCACCTAGACCAGGACCCATGATTAGGTAATCTACTTGAATCTCATCTTTGTTAGCAAACAAATCATAAGATGTCTTAAGTGAACCTAAAGTAGCAGTCATGCCACCATTCTGTCCTACTTCAGGGATTCCTGCACCGTAATCAACACCACCACCAAACTTGTAGGTTTTGTTTCCAATCACAGAGAATGTTGTATCCTGTGCTTTTTGTCCCCATAAACCTTGGGCAGTTGTATAAGGAGTGAACTCTGTACCGAATCCAGAAGCAATTGGGTCTGTATCCCAATAAGTATCTTTAGCGTTAGATACGTTGTATCCAGCGTAAATATTGTCTGAGTAATCTGCGAGATACTGCTTGTAGTATATCTTCTGTGGAGAATTTATTGCAGAGATAGCATCTTCTGCTTTAGATAATCCGATGTGCTTCTCAACGATAGCACCTTGAATACCAGTGATAGTACCAAAGTCATCAACAACGGCAATGTGCATTCCGTCGTTCTCGCCCTTTCTCTTAGTTACATAATTGTTAGAAACTGGTTTTGGAGAAAGAGACTTCCAATAAATTGTGGAGTTCTCTAATCCTAGAACCTGATTATCATACCAATCTTCTGCAACCGTTGGTGTTGCTGTAACTGCAGTGTTAGTAGCATTAGGAGCACCAGTATTAATACCAGAACTATTAACGAACCAAAGAGCATCAGAGGTATCGAATGAAGCGTATTGTGTATACTGCTTATAATCGATTTTAGTTTCAGTACCTGCACCAGAGACTCTAGAAACAATCTTAACATCAATTGTTGAAAGACTGTTTGTTGCGTCAGTTGATACACCAGTAATAATACCCTTTAGGTATCCACTGAATCCAGAAGTACTACCTGCACCAGGTATAACCACATCAGATAATGCTGCGGTAACACCGTTACCAACCAGAGCACCGTAGTCTCCAGGACTGGTAGTTGTAATTCCTAAAGTTTGGTCTGCTAAGTCGTCAATGACACAAACTTTTAATCCATTGGCCCAAGAACCAGGGTTCTTAGCACCATATGTAAATTCTGTTGATGTATTCCAGTTGCTCTGGTAATCATCATAGTTCTTAATCTTAAGGTTTCCTGCAGTTGTAGATGCTATTCCAACACCTGCGTTTGCATTGTTTAGGTTAGTTCCGTCGGTTCGACAAACTTTTAGAACGCCTCCGTAGGATAGATAAGATGCTGCACTCATCCAGTATTCGTATTGTGCATCCGTAGATAACGGCTTACCGAATACGTTAACAAGGTCTTCTTCTGTAGATATATCAATTGGATCATCAACGGGACCGATCCTAAACGGACCAGCTATCGCGCCGATGTTGTCCAGTACATTCTCAGCTCTTCCTACTGTAAGGTCAACCTCTCTCGTTAAAACTCCGGGAGATAATTGAGGAGTCGCCATGCTTTTGTCTCCGAATTCTCAGTATTTCTGAAATTATTTATTGTTTAGGATGTTTACATGTAGTCCCACATGTAATTCATACCCCCACCTTTGTCACCATACTCATCTGTGTGCCATCTATCACCTTCTGCATCGACAAAACTCTCTTCATCAGTCAGTCCATCAGTAACAAAACCAAAAGGTGCCATATCTTGTTCTATTTGATTCTTCTGTTCATCATATAATCTTTTTCTTACATCCTGATCAGTAAGTTCTTTAAAATAATCCTGTGCAACTAACCATGCATAGATGACTAAACACATAGCAAGGTCATCATTACATCCTTCTTCTGCTTCAAATGAATTACTCTTCTGAATAAAGGTAGTTAGTTCACTTAATATTTCATAATCTTGAAAAACTAATTTATCCGACTCAATAATAGTCTTTAAGTTAAGAGAACCAACCTTCTTTACAGTCTTGGACATCTTAACACCAAGTTGTGTCTTCTTCCCAGAGAATCCCTGACCTACAACTTGACCTGCTCTACCTCTCATAGAACACATTAAGAGATTTTCATACTCTAAATCATAATTTATAATTGCTGCTACCTGGTCTCCAACATCATTTACTTCACAAAGAATAAATGCTTCATTATATCTTGTTGCCATTTCATATATCACACTAGGAAATAGCATAGGTTTAATATCATTACTCCTATACTTTGCTGCTACTTTATGAGGGAACTCTGTAATATCTACAACTACAAAAGCAGAGTAATCTTTTTCTACTCCCCGTGCAACGTCTACTGTAATTACATAGTCATGTTTTTCTATAGGATCGAAATGTACATCTAATCCTGCATTTGAAGTCTTTGGATTTTCATAAACAAGAGATCTTAATTTACTAGGTGCAATAAGAGTATCAACTGAACCTAGGAATTCGCATTCAAACTCAACCTTAAACTGTGCTTCAGATGTGTTGGCAATAGTCTGCTCTTTCCAAGCTTGATCTCTTCCAGGAACTTCTGACCAATGTACTTCTGTTGCAATATATTCATTCTTTCCTCTTTCTGCATCGTGCCAATATCTATAGAAATGATTCATCCCGTGAGGGGTAGAAACCATTATGACTTTCGTGCTTTTACCAGAAGTAATAGTAGGATAAACAGAGGCAAAAAACGAATCAGCAATATGATTTGGAACGAATGCAAACTCGTCCAAAAACAAGATATTGAATGACATTCCTCGAACAGCTGAGGCACTAGTCGAAGCAGCCAAGATTTTGGAACCATTTTCTAACTCCAGTGAACCTCTATTCCAAGACAAGACACCTTGCTGCATCCATTTGGGAACATTCTCATAGGCAGTCTGTAAACGACCTAATAGTTCCCTAGCAGTTGCTGCCTTGTTTGCAAGTATACCAATATTAACACTATCATTAAATAGCAAATAATGCAAGAGATATGAAATACATGTTGTAGATTTACCCGTCTGTCTGGGCATCTTACAAATGTTAAATCTATTATCGTGGAAATTCTTGATTAAACCTTCTTGGAAATCGTATGGTTCAAACGGCATTAAACCGTGGTCAAGAGTAACAATCTTTACATGCTGCTTTGCAAAATAAACGGGATCTTCCCTACATGCAACATATTCTAAAAGTTGTTCCTGTGTAAATTCAACGGGAACATTTGCTTTTTTTAGATTGGGATTACCAAGATAAATGTCATCAACTTTCATAATTAAGTCATTTCATACTGTTGTCCAAAGTGTTGTCTGTCGTGTGCTATAGTTCTTTGTTGTAGTTCTAATATTTTCTTCAAGTTCTCTACTTC